CCCTGACCCTGAGCCTGTAAATAATCTCCAACCGCCTCTAAAATAGTAGTCATGATCCAATCTCGAATCTTCTATTAACCATATCCAAAACACGCACAGTCATACGCTCAGCCATACCCTCAGAATAAAGCCTCACAGGGTTTTCTAGGTACTTCCAACGAGTAGGAGGGTCATGCTTCGCCCTAGAAGGTGGCAACTCGTGAACGTAAATAGCGTAAGGGGCAGCCGGGCCACCGTAATTTATGAAAGCCTCCACAATAGGGCCACGAACAAAAGGGCCTCTCACCTCACCAGAAGTTAACAGGGCACCAGTCATAACAGGAACCACAGCCTGAGAAATCAAGAAAGCCTCATCAGCCTCTTCTTTCAAAGCCTTCGCAGCAAACCGGGCAGCATCCTTACCCGCCAAAGCAAAAGCCTTCATCAAAGGATCAAGGTTTTTAACCGCAACTGATCTTTTAACCATTATCCTTGACCAAACCCAACAACAGAATGATGATCCCCGTCCTCATCCTGAATTGTTGAAACAGAAGTAATTTTAGGTGAAGAACCGTCCGGCAACGTAATATGACCATTTGAACTCACAGAGGTAGAACCATACAAAATAGCGCGGCCAGCCTCAACAATTTCACGACCGTCACTATCACGCAAAATTCTTTCACTCAAAATGATTCGCGCACGAAAAGAAACACCAGAACCAGAATAAGACTGCTTACCATATTTATCAATTGAAGATTGAACTCTTAAAACAACAGTTTCTAACATTAAAGGAAGAAACTCTCTGGAAATAGCCATGATTAGGGCCTCAAATAATCCGTTTGACCCGTATAAAACTCCGTACCATTCGCAGGTGGCATATCTTTTTCTGAAGCCCTCACAATGTTTTGAGGACTAATCCACGGGGTAGGAGGCTGACGACGGGCACCCAACTCCAACAATGCTTTAGCCAAAGAAAAATAAGAAGAAGCCCGGTCACTGTAAGAAACCGACATGTCCCCAACACTTTTACTCGAAGCCATGCGAGTGAACTTAGACGCAATCGCGTAAGCAGCATCGTGAGCCGACTGATAAATAGACCCACCTGACTCCGTAATAACGTAAAGCACTTCAGCATCATTTAACAACTGATCCTCAGTATCAGTGTCCCCAACAAGAAACCTGACTTTATCCTTAGCAGAAGAAGAAGGATCCCCACTGTATGACCAAGACATTAAAACTCCTTAAAAGTAAAGAGGGCCGGTAGGGATCAACCCACCGACCCCCTCTAAGGGTATCAATTAAAAGTTACGCAACAGCAGTTGCAAAGAAGTAACCAAGATCGGTAGCCACAACTTTATTATCAAATGCGACTTCAGCCTCAATACGAGCAGCCTTCAGGCTTTCCATGCGGAACTGTGAAGTACCAATCGTGGAACCCAAACCACCCGAAACACCAGTCCAAGCAAAAATGTAACCGGCAGAAGGAGTCATAAGACCCGGACTTGTAGCAACATGGAGAAGGCAGGCAGCCTTACCAAAGTTGAATGCGTAAGCCCCAGTCAAACCTTCAGCGTTAGTTGCACGAACCGACTTAGCGATAAGAATACGATCCACACCGAAAAGACGAGCCAACATTTCCTCAGTAACAACACTTGACGTGGTGTACTTGTAGCGATCAATAACGTCGGGATGATTCTTCAGTTGACGGAAAACCTGATAACCAAGAACAAGAGTGTTTCCTTCAAAACCAGTGGTTGAAAGAATCTTCTCTTTAGCAGCCTCAATGTTTTCAATCGGATCCGACGTAGTGTATTCATTCCATTGAATGAACTCACCAGTGGAAGGATCAGAAGCGACACCCGCGACATCCGTTCCCCACACACTCGTAGTCATGAAGTCAGCAATAAACTGAACTTCCCGACGAAGCAGCAGACGGCTAGTAACGAACTCTGAAGCCTCACGCAAAGGATTCAAAGGCGTATCAGCGTTAGCCAGTGTTTGATCATCAACGTCCTTATGGAACGCAAACACATCAGCACTATAAGTGTCAGTAGACAGGTTGTAACCGCCACCGGCTGACTCAGTACCCGGAGCGCGGCGCTGAGCCTCGTCACGGAACCAGTCATTTTTGTCATATTTGAAATACTTATTTGATTTCTTGTCAACTGGAACGACCGGGAAAACCTTATCCGCGATCATGTTCTCCGCTTTTTGCATATAAGCAACAGAGATGTTTGTCAGAATTGCGTCAACATGGACGTTACTGATTGTTGGCTGTGGCATTTTCTATTCCTCCTAGAGTCCGCGACCGGCGTTGGCGCAGGAAATTACGGCAGTTGCGACTGAAGTGCTAACACCAGAGGTAACGAAAGTTCCAACTGCGTAAGCAGCAGCACCAGTCGTACCAAAAGCCAAAGTTACAGCCTTCGCTGAACCGTTAGCAAAAAGTGGGGCACCCGCAGCAGCATTGCCACCAGCAACAACCTTGGTGCCACCAGAAATGAGAACCTCAGCCTCTTGACCAGCAGTAGGGTTATTCTGAAGAACACCCAGAGGACGATCAGTTGCTCCACTGACAGCAACGGCAGCACCGGCACCATCAATCTTAACGAAATGGTATTGCTTTGCAGAAAGATCCTCACCCGCAACGAGCGTGGCCTTTACTGCATAATTACTGAATTCGTATGCCATTTTTTAGGCTCCTTGCTCGTTGACGTATGATGCGTATAGTTCACTGTCTGACATGAAAACATCAGAAAGTGCTTGTTCATATGTAGCGGACTTTCCACTTGCAACTGCCGCTTTAGCCATTGCTTCAGCCTTTTGAAAAGACGAACCAGATGGATAAGAGGCAGACTTACCAATTTCGCTAAAAATGTCAGCAGACTCAACCTTTGCATCGGCAGAAGCCAGTACATCTTCGATTGATTTAGCGAGATCAGAGTCAGTTTCAGCGAGGCGGCGTAGCGCAGGGCCAACCTCATCGGGGTTAAGACCAAGATTTGCGTATGCCCCGCGAGCCTTCACGATTGCTTCAGTGTCGGCACGTTCGGAACGCTCTTTGCGTAGTTCATCATTGACAGCATCAGTTTTAGCCTGAGCATCTTCGACAGCCTTTTGCATGTCCTCGTAAGCCTTTCGGACAGGATCGGAAGCAGACTTCATCAAATCTTCCTCTTTTTCTTCCATGTCAGTTTCAGGCTTTTCCATCATTTTTTCCATCTCCATAATGCGGGCATTGGCTTTTTCAAGCGCAGCAAAAAGATCCTCGTAAGAAGGCTTTTTGTCGTCAGCATTCGCTCCGTCTTTCATATCCATAAAAATCTCCTCGGTTGCTTTGGCGACAGCATCACTTGACGCAGCCTTCATTACGAGCCAACCCTCATGCAAATGAGCAGGATGGTCAACTCCAGATGTTTCCTCAATAGACAGATTCACCATTTTGCGAGTAGGTACACCCACCACATTCTCCTAAATGAAAAACGGGCTGTCACTCAATACCTGATGTATTGAACGACAACCCGCGAGTCTCGTATGGGTATTAGATTATCATGTTATAGCCCCCAGTTGAGAGTTTCATGAAACGATTTCTTTACAACGTGTCAGCAGGGTGTAAGTTTTACCGTCCCACTCGTCATAACCCTTAATGGTTCCCTTCAGGGTCAAAGTGTCACCCTCATCAAAATACCTCGTGCCAGTCAACCACTTGAACCTGTAACCCTCACCCGTGAAAACATTGGCGTAGGTGGTTCCGTAGACCGTATCGAAGGAATTACTAGAAACAGCCTTGACCTCCAAAGTGATCTTGTCACCGACTTGACCGAAAGGTTCGTTGACTGTCGGGTCGGCATCTTCAAGTGCTTTTTTGGCAACACTCTTGGCGTAAACCCCGGCTAAGGAAACAACCAACCCAAGATTCTTTGGTGAGAAGTAACCATCTTGACCAACACTAATCACGGCTTTCACGTTCAGCACATAATCAGTGAAACCCTCAAGTCCCTGAGCGAACTCGAAAGCGGCAACACCGGCAGCAGTGTCCTTATCGGCATCGTAACCGGCTCTCAACTCCAACCAGTTTTCTAACGCATATTTGTTGGTTGGCTCAGAAGCAACAAACAATTCAACCAGTTCCCTTGTTGAAAGAGCAGAACCGTCATTGCCGCTGCTACGAACAAAACCACGTTGCCTAACGACACTGGAAGCAACGGTAAGGATGTAACCCAATTTATACACGGCGGTTCCTAAACCGGAATATCCGGCGAACTCATCAAAGGTGTCAGACACGGGTGCAAACCAAGTTACCGGGCTGCTTTGACCCAAGTAATCCTTGGCACACTGCTTACCAACCTGCTTACGCTCACCGGCCTCGTTTTCAACAACGATCACGGATTTCCGTGCCCGGTTCACCCCACAGTGATCACAGCCGCCTTCGACCAACAAAGAACGGTCAATTTGAACTCCGGCGGTAGGACTCGCGTAAACAAGCGCCTCGCCGTTAACCCATTCGGCAAGACCAAGAAATGTCCAGCCGTTGTACTTAGCGGGTGAGCCTTCCAATATCAGGTAGGTTTGTTCAAACGCCTCGCCGGTTACAGGATTGATTTCTGTTCGGGTTTCGGTCGTGACTACATAGCCACCAGAAAGACCTTTTTTGGTTGCGCGAGCGGCCAATTTCTTGGCTCTGGCAAGCGTGGAGACTAGGTTTAATTCTGGATCCAACCGGATTTCGCGTTTTTCCATTTTAATCCTCCCTTTCCGTATAACCCCAGTATAGCATAGGGGGGTTAGGTAAGGTCGGTTGGGTCAACCATCTCAGAGGATCCACCATTCAAAATAACCACCGGCCTTAACCGGACTTTCCCACGAGAAGCACCCAACTTAATATCAACCTGAGCGTCAGGAAAAACCTCAAAAATCCTCGTAATATCAGGATCCAGCAACTGCTCAATCCAAGCCCTAATAACCGGAGGTAGATTACGAGAAGTCTCAGCCATTACTCATCCGGCATGTCAACTAAAAGACGCTCAGCACGACCGCCAATCGAATAGCCACGCAACTTACCCGACTTCACCATCTCCCAAGCCCACGGCTCCCACACCACACCAAGAAAAACCGTGTCAGCAGGAAACTTCATTTTTTTCTCCTGAGAATCCTTCATCACAATAGGAACCTCAACCTCATAAGGCCACGACATGATCTCCACGAACTCGCCAGCAACCTTACTGCGATCATGCTGCAAACGAATCCGACGATCATCCTTACGAACATATTCCCAAACGGCTTTCTGCAACTCAACAGCATCCGTCCACTCAGAATGAGCATCTTTAAGATTCGGGATATACATAGGGCCAAGAGTAAACATGTTTTCTTCAATAGCCTTAGAAACCAAAGTAGGCTCAGACTGACCATTAACCGACTTAGCGGCTTTCGGAGCAATACCAACCTTGTCAGCAAAATCGTTCGCGTACTGCAAAACCTCACTAATAGGCATATCAATAACAGTGACCTTCATTTTCTTGTCACCCAGTTTTCCATCACCCGCATCCAAACCAACATTGGCGGCCCACCGATGATGCCCGTCAATAACGTAACCGTCACTTGAAACAAAAATGCGCGTACCATCAAGATCAACTGCCTTCTGTCCTTCAGGACTCATCATGAAAGCAACATTGCCACCCTTTAATTCGTTTTGGGACGCTTTCAACTCAGAGGCTTTAATCTCAGTGTCCTTAACACCCACACCTTTAGATTTAAGTTCATCCTTAAACAACTCACCTACGTTAACTTCACCATTTTTGTCTTTAGGCATCTTGTCGGCATCCGAATCCTTGACAGGTTTACCAGCCAACTGAGGCATCTCAACACGGTTAATACCCAAAGAATTACCACAAAACAAGTTAGTACCCGGAACCGAAACACGACAAAGATCCAAATTACCGGCATCCTCACCCTTAGCGCGAGCATTATCCGTGTAATCTTTCATTTCTTGCAACAAAGTGTTTGCGTCTTTTTTAGAATTAAGAACCACTTTCTCCCCGCGAGCAAGGTAAGAAATAGCCTCATCTAAATCTTTGGTTTCAAAAACTTTTCCGTCTTTTGAACTCGTACCACCCTTACCACCAGCAGAGCCACTACCTTCAGGGTGCATACGACCATAATCTTTGTCGCGTCCCGGCTCACCGTGCTTCTCCATAATTTCAGCGAATTTCACCATAGCGTTTTCCGCTTGAAGTTCAGTCAAAGACCTTGGGCCGCCATTTTCCTGCCACGAACGCTCAATCAAATCATCATAAGTATCATCCGGCCAATCAAAAACAGGATCAACCATCACAGTGCCCTCTACCGCGTTAATTTCGGCAAGCACAACGTCATACGCCTGAGAAACCTCATCCGTAACATCAATTCCCCAATCGTCAATATCTTTCCCCAACGTGGCGGCCTGCTGAATCCGCAAAAGATCACTACTTGATAACGCCATTACTCATTCCCTTTCGCAAGAAATTGGTTCCATTTTTCTGAATCATGGATTTTGAAAGAACCACCAACAGATTCACCCACAAGAACAGGATTAAAAAGGTCACCCGTATCAATCAGTTTTACACTGTCAAAAAGATTATTTCGTACAGCCTCCGGGAACACCGCAGAAATATCACGATGAATACCACGAACAACGTACTCAGGAACAAAACGCCGCTCAGCATACTTCAGTGACCGAGCGTTAGAAATTTCGACTGCTTTATCTGTCGGCAAAGTAGCGTACACAGCATTAACTTTATAGCCTGCCTCTTTAGCCTGATCAACTTTTCTGGCAAGTGTTCGGTATTCAGAATCACCCGTTCCGTCCAAAACAATATCTTGCCCATTTTTGACAGCACTCTTTTGTATTTCTTTCGCTAAATAAGATGACTCCTCGTGCGCGAAAGCGGCTGCATTAAAAAAATCGTTATCTGAACTGCTTGTTCGTAATCTTTCAAATTCAGGCATTGCGCTTTTAATTTCGTCAGCGTTAATGTGAACTGCTTTAGACCTATCAGGAGCCGCAGCCAAACCTGACTTTATTGCAGTTGTTTTACCTGAAGCCGGGCCGCCACCAAGCATATGAAAAGTTGGATCAACTGATTTAAGAACATTTTTAGTATCGTTTTCAACAATCTGATTGTGAAACTTTTGGCGCTCAGCCGTAAGTTTGTAACCACTTTCAGGATTACCCTCAAGGTGATGCCACAAAGAATCAACAGGGGTCACAGTCTTTCCGTTGAACACCGCTGTTTCAGAAATACCAGCCTTGTAACCACCCGTAGCATCAGGGTTAACCACTTGTCCATCTTGATTTCTTTGCAAGGGCCTTTGCGTATCGCCAAGAGCAATACCAATTTTACGTCGGGTTTGCAATACGTCGTAACCTATTCCCCGACTTCCAGCATGAGTTTTCTGATCATGCTGACCCTGATAATGCTTTTCTACTTCCCCGCTATCATCCCCCAAACCTCCACTGCGTAAGCGTCTATCTCCGCGTCCGTCATCTTCGACATGTCCGGTAGACGTACCGTTTTCAACTCCTGATTTGCTGATTTCTCCTGTGCCACCTGTATTCACCTCCTCGCCTCGAACTACATCCCAAATACTAATTTGATTTCGTTCCTGTGGAGATCCAAGCCTTATAGCAGTATCCCTATCTTTGACGTTTTCTGCAACGTCCAAGAAAACCTTACCAGACGATTCCTCGTGCCATACCCCAAGGTAGTCACCCTCGGTTAGTTGTTGTTTGTTGTCCTTGAAAAAAGAACCCAAAACCTTTGGGCCACGCTTCTCATCAAAAAAATCTTTCGCGTCAACCACGGCAGGTTTAACACCCTTAGTGCGAGCAACCATATAACCATCGGGAGGATTAGAACCGTCAACCATACTGACACTAAGGCCACCCTCCTCACCAACTTGCCTAATGATGCCCCGAACCACATCCGAACTCAGCCGTGAACCACCACCACCATGCGACTTCTGATCATGCCGACCTTGATAATGCTTAGAAACCCCGTCAGAACCCCAAACAGAGCCTTCAGGGACATTGAACTCATACACCGAACCGTCAGGGAGGGTAAACCGCGAAAAAGTATCTACGGCCTTCTGAATGGCTTTAACCTCAGATTTTTTACCCGTCACCGGCCCACCCGTGATCCACGCATCGCACGTTCGGGAACTCGCACACTTAAAATCAAACACTTCACAATAACCTAAATCACCCGCAGCAATAACATCCCACGAATTTTCCCCACCAACACCATCCGAAATGCAATCAAGAATTTCATCTGTTTTATTAAACGCAGCACAATTCCCGCAACGAGATTTTTTAGCCTCAGATGAACTCACACCCCACTCAGACGCTTTTTTTGACCAAAAACTCGAATTTAGTTGCGAAGGATTCAAAGGGCCATAGGCAGCAACCGAAATTGCTTCCCCACGATTCTTTAGATTTACCTCAACATTACTCGTAGCGATAGGACACTTTGCGGCTTTACCGAACTCAGATTCAACCTCTTTTGTTAACGGCTCAATACTGGTAACGGAACTCATCTTGTGACCAACAACAGTTTCTGTTTCTTCCCAACCACTTGATGTTTTACGCCACACACGAATCAACAGAGCAGGATCTTCCTCATTTCCATTTATCGTGAAAGAAGAATCAGGGACTTTGACTTTACCCGACCTGTTTACACTCTGAACTTTTCCCTGAGAACGCCCACCACTTGAATTCCATGAAACGAAAGAACCCTGACCAACATCAACCTTATCGAAATCAGTTTTTTTCTTACCCCCAGTTAATAGTGCATCTACATGAACATCGCTGACCGTAGGATCCGCTTTCAAAACGTAACCATTAGTTGTCAACAACACCGAAATAGTTCCACCCCTAGCGAGAGCAGAATCAAAAGCCTTCTCAAACCCTTCAGGTGCCTCAATCTCATCTGAACTGTCCACAGATATTTCTTCAATCAGAAGAACCGTGTCAACCCATTCGTCATCCGTATGCCCGTGATCAAGGTTACGTTTCAGCATTTCGGTAGCCGCAATATGATGAATAGTTACTGTTGCAGAATCACCAAAACCTTCCTCATCAAGTTTTTTGTGCATAGCAATAAGATCAGAGTCACTTAGACCCGAAATGCGGGTGGTGGTATCAATCACACAGAATCCTGTCCCTCAATGAAATACGGGTCAGTCTAAGGTTACCCTACTGTGAAACTGTTATGGTTTTTATTCAACAGGAAACACTTTTTTGTATTCGGCCCACTGATCGTTTGATTGTTCAAGTGTTGGGTTTTCGGGGTCGAAGTATCCTTTTGATGACCAGCGTTCTTCCCATTGTTCGTATAGTTGTTGTTCTAGTAACGCTTTTTTTTCTTTTTCCATTTTCCCTCCTCCACTCAATTTTACCATACTGGGGTTTATTATGGGGTTATGGGTGGTTTCAAAATCTTTTGACCATACCAATCAGCACCGCTATACCCACCCGGAGGTGCCATAAGAATTTCTTTACCAGCCCACGTCGTAGCACCATCAGTACGACCAATGTTCGCTACCTCCATAGGGGTGGGAAAATCAGGATCATCAAACGGTAAGTCAAACCTCCTAGAAACATTTTTGATCTTATTCGCAGCACTGAACGACCCAACACTTCCACTGAGAAGATAATCCTCAATTTTTTGCGGAACATCCCCTACGGCCTCATCTTTACTCCTACCAGTATCCCAACCAAACCCAGCCTGCGCCCAAACATAACCACCCTTTGTAAGAGAAGCATGAACCTTCACAGTCTCAATACCGTGACTAATGTAGTAATCCTCAGCCTGCTTATTAAACACTTTAGCGAAACCAGAACCCTGATATTCTTCATCCCAAATGTTTAACAACTCATGAGTAACAATCGTTTTTCCTCCCCGCATACTAAAAGTCCTGTCGAACTCACCAATGTTAATACCGTTCCCGTCGTAGAGAGAACCCCTAACAGCCAATTCATCATAACCAGAACTAACATTTTCAACACGAGAAATCACATCAATTACTTCACCATTTTTATTGACACCCGTATGTTCTACATTAAAAACATCCTTAAACTTTGGTTCAATTTCATCAAAATCTACATTCTGAGTAACAATGTCAGAACGAGAACTTTCACCAAAATTATTGACATACAAATCTAGTGCATCTTGCTGAAACTCTTTAAGTTTTTCTCGTGAACCATCCTGATCAAATGAATAACCCGCATCCATCCAATCATTCATTGCGGCAGCATTTATTCCACTACCGTAAGTGTCATAAACATAAACACGAATTTCTTCGTCAGTAACCGCCGACTCATCAGGATCCAAAATACTATCCAAATCTTCACGAGTCGGGCCAATACCAGAAGCCTTTATCAAAGCATCTTTACGATCACCCCACCTATCGAACTCACCGACACCATCCGAACCAACAGCCCACGACCCGTGAGTTTTTTGGTCATGTTTTACATGTTTGAAAGTAGGGACAAGACCCGGCTCGAACTGAAACATGACACCCTTACGCAACGCACGAGGCTCAATAATTTCTAAAGGGTCCACAGGATCCACAATAATAAACTCAAAATCTTCAATTATCATAAAGAAATCCCTTGATCTTCATACGCAGATTTTAGTTGGTCAGCCATTTCAACACCCATAACATCCTCAACTAACGATAAATGATTTCTGACATATGGCAGGCCGTGACCTTCAAAACTTGACTTTTGACTAATACTGGTGGCGTAATGAGCGATTTCATGCAAAATAGTTGTTTCATCTGAGGCATATTTTTTGTCAATACCCATAGAAGTGAAATACTTACCATTCCTATAACCCATTCTATATACGCCAGCGTCATTTCTATTGTTTGTTAACTTTACGGGGGGAATACCAAACTGCCCACCATCACCAAAATCATTTACAAAACTTTCTGATGTAAGTACTTCGTTAACATAATTTTGGACACCTTTTTTTGTACCGTCCAAATGTTTCCTACCTACATCCGAAATAATAATTTTGTGTCTTTTTGTTGCCCAAGAATTAAAATCATCACTGTAAATTTTGTAAGCAGCCTCGTACTCACTAAAACTTTCACCTTTTATTGGTGCCACTGGGCCGACTGGACGACTGCTCATGGGGGATAGTTTTTCTTTTATTGGTAGGTGCAAAGCATCTTCGGCGGCATACACCTTCTTTCGTAAAGTATCCGAATCAAGTTTGATCGCCATAACACTAGAAATATCCCAATCACTTCCACCCGTAGCCCAAGCACCATGCGTTTTCTGGTCATGCTCACCCGACAAATGCTTAAAAAATCCAGATTCAACAGGGATCAGTAAAGCACCCTCATCCGTAAACGTGTCCGCAATAATGAACTCACCAGACAATTCCTTAGCAAAACCAGCAGACGCAGGCCGCGTAGCCAACGGAGGACGACCATACTCAGCACGTTTCCAATTATATTTGTCGGCAAAATAAGCAACCATAGAATTAGGTTGATCGGCACCCCTACCTTCAGTCCCTATCCAACCCGTCCACGCCTCAGCAAACGCCTCACGCCCCGTGCGACCATCAGCATCCCCCTCATAAGCATAACGACTCATACCACCCGCATTACCTTGATAACGCACAGACAAGTAATCCTCATCCGCTTGACGGTCGGTACGTTTATCCAAAGCATGACCGTACTCATGAACAAGAGCGTATTCTTTAGGATTCGGGCCATTTTGCATCAAATACTGATTCTCAGTGCCACTAATTATTGCAGTAGGACGCAAATTTATTGTGTTTTTTTTCCTCTCAAAAAAACCATTCGCATTAGGAGGCGCTTTAATTGCATCAAAAGGACGATTACTCACAATCGTAACCAAATCGCTTATAGGAGCAATTTCCTGTAAATACGTCAATGTTTGCATTTGAGTCGCCAAATCTTCAAAAGCAAAATCATTAACCGCAGTATCCACAAGAAAAAAACTATTATTACTACCCGCGTACTCATCCATATGACCGTCGTTTACCGCTCCATATTGAGATTTACCTTTTTTTGTTTTCACCCAACCCTTGGGCACAACAGATCCAGCCCAGTTACCGTGACGTTTCTGGTCATGCTTCCCGGCGAGATGCTTTTTAACATAAGAACCAACACCATTTTTATTGACAGTAACACCCAACTCATCACCGAAATCAAGAAGAACAGCCTCACCATCAACCAGCATGTAATACGGGCCGGACTCAAGTGGATACTCAGTGTCACCAGATTTCTTTACCTTCTTCTTCGTAGTGTCAATCGGTGGGCCAACAATCGCAGCACCCGTATTGTAAATAACCCAATCACCACCCATATCCTCATTACCAATCTTGCCTATACCCATTAGGGCAAAATTAAGAATAGGGTCATTAGCAGCATCTTCGTATGACCAACCCGTCGGAATGTTTTTTGGAATCAGCATAGGGACAACATTTTGGTTATTAAACCCAGCCGCTCGCTCCTTGTAATTTGAAACGTAAGTCCCGTAACCAATCAACCCGTACCCGATATAAGGTGTGCCCTCAAGCATTCCCTTTTCAAGACCTACCGGGCCACCACGAAACACTAAATCCAAATCTTTTCTCTTAGCCAACCTGTCGAACGTTTCCTGATCAACTAACTGTGCAGGCGCATCCCAGCCCTGTGCCTTAATAATTCTTGCCAAACCTTTCCTGTTTGGCTCATCCAAAGCATAGGTTTCACCAGTCGCAACACGCACCTCACCTAAACCATCCACACCAACAGCACTTACATGCAACTCCGTCCCCAACAATCCTCGTTGTAGGGACGTTTCGGCTATCGCATTATCGCTTTCTGAGTAGTTTCCACTCCCACCAGCCCACGACCCGTGAGTTTTTTGGTCATGCT